GTACAAACTTGCTGTACTGTAAACCCATTTGCTTGCCATCATCTGTGTGGCTAGAAACTAGGTTAGTCTTACTGCTCTTGTTGTATCCTGCGGCAATCTCTAGGGCTTCTACTTCTTGAGCTTTAAAGCCTATGTCCAACCAATCTTCTTTGTGGGTTCCATCTGGAGTGTAATCAGTGATGTCATAATCATCAGAAGCCTTGTCGCCATACTTGCTACGCTTGTCCCACTTGTAAGTGACAGGTGCTAAAGCTTTAACAAAGTCTAAGCCAAGGTCTAGGGCTGTGAAGTCTGTCTTGTCTCTAGCGTCAGAGGCTACAGTCCAATCTACTTGGATATGGGCTTCAGATATATTTTCATCACCTAAACAAATTTCATTGCTACCTGAAGTTATTGCACCTCCGGGACTGCCTGAAAGTCCTGCATGAAAGCCTAAGAAAAGGTTGTTGCTTCCGCTAGTTACAGAACCACCTGCATCTGACCCCGTTGCTGTGTTACTTGCTCCGGTAGCCGCTACTAATGCGTCATATCCTACCGCTGTATTAGTATTTCCACAGTTTGCAGAAAGTGCTAGATGACCAACAGCAGTGTTATAAGCTCCGTCATCAGTAGCATCACCTGCTAGACCTCCCACGAATGTGTTTTGAATGCCTGTGGTTATTAGCTTGCCAGATTGATAGCCGACTGCTGTATTATGAGCATCTGCTCCTGCATTAAGCGTATACAAAGATTGCAAGCCAATAGCAACATTTTTACCGTTACCATCTTCGGTATGTAGAGATTCATTTCCTATTGCAACATTTCCGCTTCCTGTCGCGACAGACCGACCTGCATTAAATCCCATAAAGACATTTTCATCACCAGTCGTAATTGCAGTACCAGCTTCGTCACCCACAGCCACGTTGTAGTTACCGCCAGATGCTATTGAGTTACCTGCGTTGACACCTGCTCTGAAGTTAGATGTACCTGCTGAAGCAGTAATAATATCTGCACCATTTGCAAAGGTTACGTCTGCCGCTAGAGCAACTGCACCTGTCACACCAAGCGTTCCGCCAACAGTCATATCGTCCGTAACAGTTAGATCATCGCTAACAGTTAGATCATCAACCACTGTGGCTCCAGCTAAGTTAACTGCTGTAAGTAAATCGTGGACCACGCCACCCGAACCTAGACCATCCGTTGCAATAACCTTGGTCTGTCCTGCTGGAATAATAACATTTGCTCCACTACCGCAGGTAAAAGTTAAAGCCGCAGCCGTTGCGTTATACATAAACCAAGTTTTGGAACTTGTGTTTGGCAGAAGTGTTATCGTACACGCTTGACCGCCACCTGTGAGTTTTAACCCAAGACACCTGTCCGCGTCTAACGCACCGTCCGCAATTGTAATGTTATCTGTTGAGGCATTTGCAACTGCCCGTGTTCCCCAAGCAACCGCTTGGCCTATTATTTCTAAATTTGTGTTTGTTGTTGTACCCCAAGTACCAGACGCATCGCCAGTAGCCATCTCGTTTAGTCTGAGGTTATTTACATAGGTACTTGCCATTTTTAATTCCTTATGCTGCTATATCCGTCCATGCGGGTGTTTGTGAAACCGTTATACCACTCCAACTAGGTGTTTGTGAAGGAATAATTAATCCCCACACGTTTGTTGTACCAATTTGTCCAGTTGCAGAAACACCAGTGGGGTAAACATTAACGCCTTCTTGGATGCTAACATTGCCAGTTGTTCCAGTTGCAGAAACACCAGTCGGGCTTACTACTACTGTGCCCACGACGGATTCAGTGCCAATCGCACCTGTTGCTGCAACACCAGTCGGGCTTACTACTGCGGTTCCAACAACTTGTTCGTCGCCAAAACCAATAGTTCCCGTTAGACCTGTTTCTGTGACAACTGCTCCACCCGCGGCAAGAACAGTTCCAATTGCGCCTGTTGCTGCAACACCAGTCGGAGTGACTAATGCGCTTGCAACGACGGATTCATTACCTACCGAACCTGTTGCTGCGACGCCCGTTACTGTAACGGGAAGAACAGCGCTCCAAGCTCCTTGCCCCCATGTACCGCGTCCCCAACCTGTTTGCGTCGGCATAAATTACTCCATTAAGCTATTCTAATAATAGCATTACTTGCGTCTGCGGCGGGAAATTGAATTGTAAAAGTTCCAGAAGAAGAAGATTTATCGGCTCCAAAATCTAATGCGCAAACAGCTTTGTCACCGTTCGTGTCGTTATATATCAAGGCACCACGCGCTGTTATAGTCGCTGTGGTAAAACTAAGGTCTGCAAAATCTGTAAACCCTGTTGTTCCACTAGAAGCTGGAGCAACTTTAGTTAAAGTTCCGCCCCCTGCTGCATAACTACCTGTATTACTAATTTCTTGAGCAGTAGAATACGCAGTAGTTGTTGCACCCATGGTTGCTGAACTTGTGTAAAGCGCCAGTTTAAAAGCGTTTCCATTTGTTGCAAAATTATGCGTAGCTGTCAAAAGTTCTTTTTTAAACGAGGTACACATTGCTTGTGTTATAGCCATTACATTCTCCTTATAGTTTCTGCTAAGTCTTTGTGACCCGCCTCACGTAACTGATGACATATAGTAGCACGTTCTTCTTTTTTAGCCAACTCTATATAATAATGCAAAACATTGCGAACATTATCTGCAAAAATATATGCTTGTTGTTTTATAGGTTCCGGTGCATTTTCAGAAATAGACACTATTTTATTAGTGGCTAGTTCAGAAATTTGTTCGTTAGACAATCCGCCCTTGTCAGAAGTTGCAACGCCGACTTGGCCGACAGCAATATTGCTATTAACGCTAAACATGTTGTTCTTTTCCGTTTAATTTTTGTAGATCATGACGACCTATTAAAGTAGGTTCTACATCTAAAGGTTCTGGCGGCAACATTTCAGACTGCCTTGTTATTAATAAACCTTCTTGTGTAAACGTTTGAACTAATGGATCTTTCAATCTGTGATACCCGTACAGTCTTTCGTTGTTCGGTACATTCGTATCAAGTAAACCAGAAGTATGTGCAACCTCTATTTTTATACCTCTTGATACAGCAATTGCACACCAAAACTCACAACAAGCACGACCTGCTTCAGCAATACTAACGTTCTTATAGTTGTAATCAATGCCATATAAACAAATTTCTGTAGCTTTATACCAAATAGCGTAAGCTATTGCGTAAGCCACTGTATTGTTAAAGTAACAAATGTTTACTTCTTTTATAACTTCTTCAAGAGGATACTCTTCTAAATGTTTAACACGGTCATCTAGTTCACAAGTAATAATAGGCTTAGTATTCTTTAACAAAAATTCTTTTGCTATTCCTGTCTGAGAGCCTGCATCCCCTGTGTCCAAAAACCTAGACACAGGATCCATCATAATAGTTTTATCTACTTCTATAATGCCACCAATACAGTTTATACCCCATGTTTCATCATATGTTTCTGATCGAATACGGGCTGCTATGTAATCTGAATAACTTCCACCAAGACCTACAATAGCTATCTTCATGTCCGTGGTCTTTCTGGTAAACCATTTCGATAAGCATCTGAGTTTTCTCTAGCTTCACCATAATCTTTTAATCGAATTAAAGATTCATTAAAACGTTCCTGGTATAAAGTCATCATATCAGGCTCACCCTTCATGTATATGTATGCTTCCACCAGTGTTCCATAAAGCATGGCATTAGGTGCATTTGCACTAAGCCAAGTTGTTCCACTGTCTCCAGCCGCTGTTAAACTCGCTGGTCTATAAAAATAATGAAGTTCGCTTGTAAATCCAGCATTAGGGGTTGGCGCTAATAAAAAAGTATTTGTATCAAAGTAAGCGTAATAAATAGGAGTTCCAGTTGTAGTAGGGTTAGGAGTATATTCTTGAAGAAAATTTACATCTTTTTGCAAAAGAAATGTTTTCACACCAGAAACAGAAATAGATAAACTAAAAGCTGCGAGGTAATCTGTAGGCACAGCTAAATACTCATTGTCTGCTGTTGTTACTCCCAAAACATTTTTTCTAAAATACTGTAAGTCAACGGCATTTAAAATTCTTTGTTCAGCAGACTCTATGAAGTTTGGAATATTTGCTACAAAGGTTGTTTCTGCATTGTCTGTATAGTTCTGAATAGCAGAAGTTAAAGTTGAAAGTGTATAGCTCATGACGTCTCCACCGTAACTGTACCAACTTTTCCTATACAAATGGGAATAAGCTCATACTCTAAACTAGTTAAATTAAAAGCTGGAAGCTGAACCTGAGAAGGGATCTTATCATTCGGAGGTCTAGGATTTCTTACCGATTCTGGATCTGGACCTATATGAGGAGAATACAACTGTGGTTGTTTGGGATCAAACTCATCGGGACCCACTAACGCTCCAGTCCATTCTTTTCTCATATCCTTTAAACGATACCTAAAGCCTGACCGATCTGATATACCCCACGTATGTTTAGCTGTTGCGTA